TTTGGTATACCACTTGTTATACCCGTAAAATTCATTTGTTCATCTGTGTAAAATGTATCTATGTCATATTGGGAATCTTTTTTACTATTACCTTTAAACTCCATTTTTTTAGTAAACCCAGTTGCATATGAAGTTGTATCAGAGAAGAAATTTACTTCTCCAAGATATCCACTTGTTTCTATATTCATACTTGGTAAACTTGTTTTAAGTTGGTCTAAACTATAAGGTGGTAAGGTATCACCGAGTCCTGCTGCTCCAATCTGAAGATTCCAATCTACATAGTCCCAACTCCCATCTGCTATTGAAGTGTATTGTGATTCCAACCCTGCTGAGTATTGTGATAGTCCAGGAGATGGTGTACCTTGAGTTATACCACTAAAGGTTAATTCTTTGTCTGTGTAGTATGTACTGATATCATATTGTGTATCAAGTTTACTCCCCATCTACATACATATTTTTAGTAAAACCAGTTGCGTATGAATCCGAATCAGAGATAAAATCTACTGCACCTTTGTAAGTTCCCAACTGCATACTTGGTAGATTGTTAATTTCGGTTTCAATATAACCTGCTAATTCCATCAAGGGTTCTCCAGATTCATTAACACCAAATGTCATCAGATATTGAGTGTCTAACATTCTTGCCGTAAACCCAACCGCACTAACAAAATTATTACTAAAAGGCCCACCTGGAATGAAATCTACTGAACCAAGTTGTATTGTGTTTGGATAAAATCCATCCGATAGTGGTTGTACATCTGCAACAAAACCCTCTATATCATGAGGAACATCATTTCCACCAAAGTGTCCTATACCATGTGGGTTTGGTAAGAAATCAACTATACCACTATTTATTCCACTAAGTTCTAAAGTATTTTTTGATGGATATAGTGTTTCATATTTTTGCATATTTGCAGTAAATCCTGGTATTACAAAAAAATTATCTTCACTATAACTATGTGGATTTGGAAAGAAATCAACTATACCACTATTGTTCAAACCCTCTCCTGGATATAATGTTTCAAGTTTTGGCATAAACTGAGTAAATCCAGATATGTTAAACCCACCAACACCATTTTCATCTGCCCCATGTGGATTTTGAAAGAAGTTAACAGAACCTATCTCCTCAGTAGGACTACTTTCTAAATTTGATGTCTGAAAATCACTACTAACTTGTTGTTGTTGATTCTCAACTGATTCGGTTTCAAAATTAGAGTTATAAGTTAAATCTTTTGTTAGGTCTACTAATCCCATTTTATTCCCTCAACCCTGATTTTGCTATTGCTTGTCCAACTTTTTTACCATCTATATTTAATTGTATAGGTGCTTGTCCACCACCTTGTGAAATCAATTGCCTTAATAATTCATTTGTCTCACTCATGTCTGGTGCTATACCTTCTTTTGTTAGTAATGCAGTATCATTTGGGTTGAACTTTATCACTTGACCATCTGGTTTTATTATAGCATCATCAACCTTGTCACCTATTACTCTATCAGTTGTTATTATAGCATCATCAACCTTGTCACCTATTACTCTATCAGTTGTTATACCTTTAAGATATTGTTGTTTTATTTTCATATCAAAGTTTGCTATATCTGCTTCTTGTTTTGCAAGTTCAGCTTCACTTGCTCCAAGAGTCATAAATCTATTGTCAATACGAAGCATCTTATCAATTGCTAAACTTAGTTTCATACCCATTAATTTAAATTTATCTGGTATACTCTTTACATATGATATTACCATATCAATACCTAATCTCATTTGAGTTGCTAATGTTTTTCCAAGTCCGTCAACTCCAAATATACCACCAGCTATATCTGTTAAGAAAATTAACATATCTTCTATTATTGTTGCTCCAGTTCCGAATAACTTTTTCCATTCTATTGCATCAAACGCTGCTCTTAGAGCTTTTCCAATTCTTTGTCCTAACCCTTCACCCTCTGTACTTGAAAAAACCCTAAATAATTCATCTCCTGCGAATCTTAAATTATCAAACATAGCAATCATTTTAGTAATAGTTCCTTCTGGAAAAATACCTCTAAATAGTTTTTGTCCAAAATCAGTTCCACCAATAAATCCACCAAGTGCTGCTCCAATTGCCACTCCAATAGGCCCGAATATTGCTCCAATACCTGCACCTACCATCATTCCTGCGTGAGATGATAATGCTTTTGTTTTTTCTGCTCTATCTGCTTTATCTTTACCACCAAACAAAGTTGATAGATTCCTTACTGCTATCATTCCTGCTGCAATTAATGCGGCTACTCCTCCGATAGCGGGTAATGCTTTTAGTGCCATTGGGAGTGCTTTTGATATAGGGCCAAATGCACCACCCGTTAACATACCAATTCCCTTTTTTAGTGCAAAAAATCCTGCTATTAACCCTGCAGACATCATAGGATTATCGTACATGAAACCAAAAATTTTACCTGCATAACCCATTACGGTTTTAAATCCACTGGTAAGTGATTGTATAAAGTTCTTTATTCTATCTCCTGCAAAAAACTCTCTTAATGAACTTGCTATTCCAGAAAAGTCAATTGTGTCCAACCCGTCCATCACACCTTCCATCAAGTCATTAATAACTGGACTAAATACTCGTGTGATACTTGCTAAAAGTACTTGTCCTCTTGCTTTTAATTGGTCTTGTCTCTTCAACTCAGCATCCATGCTTTTTATTTCTGCGGAAGTCATGTTTGCTCTATCGGCTTGTATTGCTAATGACTTTTGATATCCTTTTATAGTCATACCAAGACCTTCTGCAATCTTTCTTTGTTGAATGATACTCATCTCGTTAAATTCACTTTGTCGCTCACTTGCCTTTACTGATTCAAAGACTTGGGAGTTATATAGTTTTACTGCATCAGTAGTTTTACCTTGTAACATTAAACCATTTACTTGTAATAAGTTTACATTTCTTCCCAACAGAGCAGATAGTTCTGCTTGTTTATTAAAAGTTCCTTGTATATCTGTTATATTATCCAAATTACTTGTTATTTGGGTCATTGTTAATCCAAGTCCCCTTGCTTCAATAGATGCTTTTAATAATTCTTTTGGATTTTTAGCGAACAATCCTGCTGTTGTATCTGTTGCATTCGCTACTTCATCCATAATTTGAGCAAGAGGAACTCCTGCGGCTGCTGCATCTTGTATCATCGTATCTATTCCAGCACCAACCGTATCAGAAGTAAACCCAAATATATTTTTCATACTTGCTGCAAGTTTTGCTGATTCACTTGCACCCATACCCAATTTTTCGGTTGCTGATGCTAATTCAACTGCAAACTTTCCACCATCTTTTGTTATCAAACCTTGTTCTTTAGCGAGTTCACCTGCTATTTGATTTGCTTTTTCTAATGAAACACCTTGTTTTAATAAACCTAATTCATTCTGTTCTATAAAAGTAGCAGTTGAAGCCATTTGAGTTTTTAATGCCCCAGCGGATGTTGCTCCAGAAAACAAAGCAGTTTCAAGTGTAAATACTCTTGCAATACTTGCTCCTAAAATACCGAAAACAGCAGTTAATGGATTCATAAATATAGTTGCTGATTTATACATACCTTTAATTGCGGCACTTTGCTCTCCCATCGTGTCTGTTATTGCTTCATTAACACTATGGACTTTTCCCATGATTCGTAGTTGTCTTCTCTGGGTTTTTAAAATTTTTCTTTCTTCTTTTGATAATTTTGTTGTATCTGTTTCCTTCTTTTTAGCATCGTCTTTTAATTGGTCTGAAATGTCTACGGCTGCACTTTGATAAATGTTTAAATCTTTTGTTAATCCAAGTTCTTTACTAAGTGTTTTAAATCTATCATTTACAACTCTTTGATTTTTCATTAAGAGTTTGTGTGATTTTTTTAGGGTTGTTACTTGCTCTCCTGCCACATGGTCTGCTATCTCACCTGCTTGAGTTCCAACACCTAATAGTTTTGAAAACCCCTTACCAAGTTGACTAAGACTCTTTGATAAGTCCACCATTTCGTTGTCAAAATCAGTAACAACTTTTTTGTATGCTGCCTTTTTTGCACGAGCTTTTTGTTTTGGTGTTTTTTCAGCCACAATCTTTTCCTTATATACCTAAGTGGTCGTATCTTCCGTTTGGTTTCCTCTTCTTGATATCATCTATGTCTTTCTTTAGGTCTGCTAAATCTTTGACAAGACTAAGAACTTTTTTACCTATTCCAGGATTGACTTTTGATGCTATTGCTGCTGCTTGTTTTCCTTTTCCTTTTATAAGAGCACTTATAATAGATTTCATTAATCTATTTTCGTTTAACTTTTCGGACATATTATCTCTCCAGGGATTATGATTATACACTTATAAATATCACATACCCCTAATTTTGTGGTGGTTTAATAGCAGGTCTTAGTATAGTATCCTTATTTTGTGAGTGTTGTGCGTGGGCTTGTTGAGAGGCATTTTCTGCCCCTTGGTCTTTATTATAATCTATTATCTTCTTTATATAATATTTACGCAACCACGATGGCATATTGTAAACAGAAACATAGTCAAAACCACCTTGTCCATGATAAACAAGGTTCCAAATCTCATCGTGTATTAATGGTCTATCTTCTGGCGTTAGGAAAAAAAAAGTCCAAATTAATTGGTATGTCTATGTCTTGAATTTCTCCATCAGAGTCTTCCCACTCTGTGGTCATATCCAAGTCGGGTGACATATTATATAGTTCTTCTCTAATAAAAGATGAATCTCCCGCCAGTAATTCATTATTAACAAAACTTCTTATTGCTTCTTTCTTATCATTACCATCAACACTAACGATAGAATGTATTAGTCTTGTGGTTATTTCGGGAACAACACCAGTTGCTTTTGCTAATTTTCTTAAACCCTTTAAGTCTGCTTCTACCATACTTTCATCTTTTCCGTCACTTATCTTTAATACAACTTTTCTTTTAGATAATGGTAATTCAACTTCAAAAGTACGAGTACCCTCAATGAACTTCTTAAACTCAATTGGTTTATCAAGTAATACTGATAAATCAACTTTTATTTCATGTTTTTCATTCGCTGCATCCGTCATAGTTATAGTATAATCTTTACCATACCCAAGGACTCTTGCTGCTATCATTAATGCATTCTTATCACCTAATAATAGAGAACTTAAATCTATTTTATCAACAATCAAACTCTCAAGTAACCGGTCAAATGCTATACCTTTTTGTATTAATGTTCTTGATGTTATTATATCTTCTTCTTTTGCAGTCATATATCTCATTTCAACTTTTCCAGATGAAAGTGGGTGTTCTTTTGGATATAATTTACCTTTAGACGGGATGTCTACCATCTCAGTTGGGAACTGAGATTTTACTTGTTCACTCATATTTTGTTAACTCCGATAATATATTGATGTTAAAACCATTCTATATATAAGTATGTACCAAAAGTAAAAAACCCCCAAAAAAGTTTCGGGGGTTCTTTGTGGTGTATAGTATAGTGTGGACTATATTTAAAATTGTAGTACTGCGTAATCGTAAGTGATTGTCACACTAATTTCAACAGGTTGCTCTTCTGACCAACTTAAATCTCCAAAGTTTGCTTCAGAAATATATGCACCCTTTAGTGACCATTCTTCAACTTTATCACCTACTGGACCAAGTACATTAAATACTATGTCTTTCTTGTAGAAGTCTGCATATCCGTTACGACCAGTAACAGACTCATGTGACAAACGAATCCATTCAATCACCGATTGTGCTCCACTTGGAACAATTGGGTCATATAAAGTTATAGTTATAGGCTGCCAATCTGCTTTACCTTTTAATTTTCTTTTCACATTAATGTGGTCAAGAACTATCTCCCCAAATTGAAGAGTAGGTCTCTGCATAGTTTTAATTAAATATGCTGGTATACCTTCAAGATACATGACATATCTGTTCTGAACCTTTGGTTCAAAAGCTGTGAAAAAAACTTCTTGTGGTGTTAATAATTCTGCCATTTTGACTTCTCCAATGTTAATATGTTTCTTCGGTAATAAATATAAGGTTACTTGTATTTTCGTCCAGTTTTAAAACAAAAAACCCTCTAAAAAGAGGGTTTTCTGTACTTTTTTTTAGATTAACAACTATTATTCAGGGAATGCTGCTCCTGTAGGTAATATGTTGAAATCAAGTATGATGAACTCTGCGGTTCTCGTTGGTTGTAAGAATATCTGACCATACATAATATTCCTATCAACTAAGTCAGGAGTATTATTANTNTCATCCATTACAACTTTNAACGCTGACAAACCACTTCTCTGTTGAACTGACTCAAGGTAAGGATTAACTATACCTAAGAATCTGTTACGAGTAGCAGCATTGTTTTGTTCAAAGACTAAGAACTTCGTTGCTGATGCGATGAACTTCTTAACTGCAATCAATAGTCTTCTTACATTTACCCTATCCAATGCACTTGGTCTGATTTGAAGTGTCTTTTGACCCCAAATACAAATACCTTGTCCAGGAAAGGTTGCAATCGGATTAATTCTTGCTTCATAAAGGTCATCCCTTTCAGCAAGAGTTAAACGACTCTTTACTTGAACTGCGTCTGTTATACCACGATTCAATCCCGCTGGAGCGAACCACTCATGTGCTAATGCATCATTTTGTGCTATCACACCTGCTACTGGAACTGATGGCGGTACCCATACATATGTGTTGTTATCAACATCTCTTATCTGTACCCAAGGGTAGTAAGTTGCAACATAACTTGAGTCAAATGATTGAACTTGAGTTACTGCTGATGAGACCGTTGTTCCATATTCAAATGCGTCCATTACATAGAATGCATCTGACCTTTCTTCTGCCACATTTTTCGCTTTAGTTGTTACAGTTGGATGGATTCCTTGTAAAACACCTGGAACCACAATCATGTTGATATCAAATTCATCTGGATTAGATATAGCATTTAATGCTCTTACATAAGCAACAGAACCACTTGCGGTTGCTGAAGAAATGTCAAATCCTTGTGTATTTGAACTAACAATATTGTTACCAACTTTAACATCGTCTGCTGGATTCTTACCATCAAAACCACCTTGAAATGGAACAATGAACTTTCTCTGTGCTGCTGAACCAGTTGACAAACTTAGTGTTACTGCTTCATTAACTTGAGGTGATACTGCTCCTACCGTTCCTGTTTGTGCGAACAAGTCAAAATCTGCTTGATTTGTCGTTAATGCACTATCAGGTAAAGGTGCTAAGTAACTAAGGTTTTGTTCATATAATGCTGAAGAACCAGACCAGAAGTTATATCCATATGCTACATTAGTATTTACATTACCATCAGAGTCAATTTGTTGTACTACTTGACTTGCGGCTAAGATACCTTCTGCACCATCGTTGATTGGTAAACTAACTTTACCAAATCCACCTGGTACAAGGTCTTTAGATAGTGTTTTGTTTTTAACACCATCTACCATCTCAATGTACACCATGCTATTTGCTGATGGATAGTCACCACCTTGTAAGACAAGTTTACCATCAGAATTAACTTCCATGTATTGACTACCAATTACTTTTTCAATGTATTTTGGTGAGTCTTTATCTAAGTTAACTTTTTGATAAGTTGCTTTGATGTCTTGACTTTTCTCACTATCTAATGAACCATGATTATCTTTAACTCCACGAATTGTTACCGTGAAATCACCATAGTCTTGATTCACACCTGCCAATGCATCTGCTGGTCTTCTAATGTCACTAATCATCACTTTACACAATTTATTGATATTACTACCATGTGAATGTGTTTTGAACTTAAAAAGATTAACTGCACTACCACCAACTTTTTGTGATAAAATGTATGGTGTTGCTGCTGCTTGATAATCTTTTGTGAAGTCCAGTGGTGTTGATGCGAATACACCAGAACCACTTGCTGCGGAACCTGCTACATGGTCACCACTCGGAGCATCTCCGGCTGAACCACTAACAGTTACTGCTGCTATATTGATATCTGTTTGGTTTGCAGGTAAGTTCAAGTATACATATGCTTCTTTATCACCTCTTGGGTTTTCACCAAAGACTTTTGTGATATAATTATCATCTGTGCTTGATAAAGATGCAGTATATATTGAAGCTGCTACTCCACTACCACTCAACTCAAGTCCAAATACTGAACTATTGACTTGTGCATAAGATGAGCCAAAATCAAATTCACTACCACTTCTGTCTGCTAATTCATCTGCTGACGCTCCAATCTCAAATAGAGATGAAGATGCGAAGTCACCAGTTGGATTCTGAACCGTAGGTGCTAAAACTGCCATTAGTTTTTCGTCTAAGTATCCTAATGAACCAGTATCAGCTCCTGCTGAACCAGAGGCTGCACCATAAATGAACAATGGGTTTTCCGATGAATATCCACCTAAATGTAGTACACGAACTACGGTAACACGACCTGCGTTCTTCATATATTGTTGTACTGCATAAGGTGCATAAAAATCAGGATTCAAACCACCGAATTTTTCTTTAAAGTCATTAAATGACTCTACTGTTGTTGGAACAAATGCTGGACCTTTCATTGTAGGCCCCACAATTGCTGCCCCTATCTGTGCAATACCAGCAGGAAGAAATGATAAGTCCTTCTCGTTGGTAAAAACACCTGGGGATACGACTTTCTCTGCCATATTATTTTCTCCATAGGTTAATTATTTAAGGTTAGAGTAATTCTTAAATAAATATAATTCAAAAATCCCAAACAATGGTTTAGGACTAACTTATTTCACCAGAATCAAGGTTTATGTTGACTTTTCCGTATTTTTCTTCTAAATCTACTATAGAACTTTGTTCTTCTTCTTGTGTACTTACCCATTCTTTTCTGAGACTTTCTTCACTCTTATTAAGTGCCTCAAGTTGGTTTGACATTTGCATTCGTTGAACTTGTATTTGACCAAGTTTTACCGTAATCTCTTGGTATTTAGAACGAACTTTTTGAACTGATTTAAGTTCATCTGGTGTAATCATTTTTTTATCTTCTGACATATAACTTCTCCTAACTAATTAGTTTAATAATAAATATAATTTAAAAACTTGAAACACTAATTTAATCTGTCCATAACCTATGTACTATATCAAGATTACTACCAGATTCTACTACTCTTGAATTATCACTACCACTTATATAGACAGAAAAATTATCTCGTTTCCATATCGTGTCGTCTTTAGAAGTTAGTTCACCATTAGATTGACTAATTTCATATTCCCATTTTGGTATACTTATATTAGAATATGGATGATAATATTGTAAATTCTCTCTACCATGATGTCTAAAATATCCTTTACATTTATGACAAAAACTTCCAGTTTCATATTGTCCTATTTCTTCATCATCTTCTAATCCATGTGCTGCACTTGTGTATATCAAAGAACCCGATTGAGACCCAGATATAATATACAACTTACTTTCTGACACTTCAGCTATATACATTGAACTTGACATAGCAATTTCACCAACACATTGAGAGTATGCTGCTTGGTAAGTTTCTTGTTTTACCTCGGTAGAATTACTTTGTGTTATGTATGTACAATCATTCCAACTCATAATTAAGCCTCTTGTATTCTAATACCCATAAATGCAGTACCTATTCCTGCACCAAAACGATATATAGAAAAAGTTATTGAATCAGAAGTTAAATCGGGTATTTCTGTAGTCTCTAAAATAGACCACTCGTTTCTTCGGGTTCCACTTGATGATTCAAAGAAAAATCCACCAGTTGGGTCTGGTACTCCAGTATTACTACTCGGGCCTTCTCCATCTGCTTGCCAATTCCATTTTCCATTAGTTCCTGCAGTTGAAACCCCTGCACGAGATGGGATTCCATTAAATACCGTTTCTGCACCAGCCGTTGTTGCAGGAGTTGGGTCAAAGGGTTGTGTATTTTGACTTGATGGTCCAGGTGGAGTCATAGTTGTTAAAAATTGAGTCTCTGAACCTGGTGTCCAATTTGATGGAAATGGGTTTGCAAGAGGATAAGAAACACTATTATATTTTATACCAGTTAACTGGAGGTCTGCTTGATATGGTTGACCACCACTTGCTGCTTGTTTATGCATAAGAACTAAACGAAAAGTAAAATCACTTGGTAGATTTACTACATCTCCATCAGCAAAATCAGATATATTTTTGGTGTAATGATATAGTGAAGTACCACCATCACCAGTAAATAATGCGGTTGAAGCATGAAATCCTGCGGTTGCAAGTGCAACTGCGTCATGGTCGTAACTATACCACTCAGACATATTTGCTTGACCAGATGGGTCTGATGGTCTATTAGCTGAGGGATTGGTTGTATTAATTCCATCAGTTGAACCTGGATGAATTGTATTCTCAACAGGAACTCCACCTGGGGCACCTCCTGGTTGTACATCTCCACTGGGGTCTACATATTGATATGTCTCGGTTGGGTCTCCACCATAAGCAGAAGATGCAAATACAAATGCGTTAATTCCACCACTATCTGTATTACCTCTGAATATAGTATATGCTATAGTACTATTACCTTCAGTACCTGAAAACATCTTTCCAGTTCCCCATTGATATGTTTGGGAATGTGCAGATGTTACAGGTGAAGTTCCTGGTCCCGATGGTCTTCCTGCGTGCGCTACTCTACTTCCGTAACCATATGCACCAGCAGACATCCCAGCAAGTGATACATCTGCTATTGCTCTTGCAGTAGATGCATCATTT